CTGATTGACTTGTTGCGCCAGGCGTCCAGTTAGACTCGTCGTTAATGTCAGACCAGTAAACCTTGTTTTCATATCCAGTAACATTAGCAGCTACAACAAAGTCTCGCACTATCGTAATGTACTTAGCAGTAGGCGCAGCAGCAGCTACATCTACAAAGTAGTTAGTGGTGTTTAGATCAACTGCTTGTATTTTACTAACTCCATTAGCCAGCAACATTACATCGCCAAACTGAGCAGCATCCCAATACTCAATGCCAATATAGCCAGTAGTGGTCATTGCATCTAATGCGCGAGTAGAGTTATTGTATTTAAAGACCTGTGTAGCGCCAGCAGCAAATAGTGTAGATGTTTGTGCATACTTACCAGCAAAGGCTGTCAGCAATGTTTGACCTGCGCTCCCGCTTAAATCTGCCTCTGCAAGCATTGGCTCATAGCCATTAGTTACAGGTATACAGTTCTTAGCTTCTGTAAGCGCACCAGTAACCCCAGGTTGATCTGGCAACCATTCAGCAAATACAATTTTAGTCTGAGCCATTTAGATTATTGTCCATGTATTTGTTGATGGAGATACATCTGACCATTCCTCACCAATAATTGCACCAACCACAGTGACAGTAGCCGTAGAGCTTATTGCAGCAGCGCCAGAGTAAGTTGCATTAGCAGTACCGGATACAGTAGCAAGCGCACTAACAGCAGCCGTAGCACCAACAGTAACGCCGCCATTTGCTGATACACCAGTAGTGCAAACAATAGCACCAGCGCCAGTAAATATACCGCTACCTTGTGCAGTTATTGTCGCAGTACCAGTAATTGCAGCTTCACCACTATATGTAGTAGGCCCTGGGCTTGATATTGCAGCAGCAGATAGAGAATAAAATCCAAGCATTATCGTTCCTTAAATCTTTAACATTTTCTTAATCTGCGTAGCTATTTCATCTGCATGATGGCTAGGAAAGCATGAATCAAATTTACCAGTAATTCGTATATCGCAATCTGTGGGAGGAACAAAAAGTTTATTCGTATCCTCAAACCTTCCTTCTTTGATACGGTCTACCCAAATTGTGAAGTTAGCACCAAATGCAGTTCTTGTTTCAGGCGTAGGACATACAAAGTCTGCAATCACTACCGACCCCCACCGACTTGCTATATCGCATAATATACCCATGCGCCTAGCTTGCTCAATTCTGTCCTCAATGCTAAATCCTAAATCTTTGTTGATCTCTTTGCGAACCTCATCAGCATTAAAGTGAACGCACTGTAATTCCCGCGCAAGAGCCTCTGCCAACGTAGTTTTGCCCGATCCCGGCAAGCCACAGATTAAAACCTTCATTGCTTAAACTTAATCGTCATCAACTTTGCAGGTTCGCTCTTTCTCCAGAACTCTTTACCGGCATACTTATCCCAAACTGACTTAGGCAGGATTGACGGTCTTTGCTGCCAAGTAACTTCCTTCCTGACCGTATGCAAACTCTTCATGTTCAGAGCCTTGTCATACACCTCGTTCTCGTACTCTACATTCTGAAAGTCATGGTCAAAGTACGGCTTACCCATGAACTCATAAATCTCGCGCATTACGCTCTCAGGTTTCTTACATAGCGACTCATATTCTACTAACAAAATCATGTCAGGATTTAACAACAACCCCTCTTCCAAGAAGTAGTAAGGCTTAACGACCTGACCCTCTTTCTTCACATCCATCATCGCGTCGCATCTTGTCGTAACCGTCTGGCTTGCTTCGTCATCAGTCAGCGTCGCGTTCCACAACGTATTCTTTGCAGATATGCGCTCAAAGCTGTCTAGTATCCAAGGTATGTCTCGCACACAGCAGATGATCTTCGTCTCTGGGTACAGCGCCTTGAGCAACGAGGTCTTAGCCGTCCAGCCCCTACTTGTGTCAAATACCGTGTTTGGCTCTACCGCCTCGTAGTAAGCGTTAAACGTGGATCGCAAAATATGCTTGCGTCTCTCTTCATCAATCAGGTGGTTGCTCTCACCGCCTGTGATGACGTTAATTGCAGAAGTAACCAATCCCTGCACAGGTGACGATATGTCTGCGTAAAAGTCAGGGTTCTGCTTGAGAATAGCCGACAGAAGGGTAGAACCCGACCTCGGTAGCCCAGAGATGAAGTAAAACTCTTTCACGCTTGTGGAACCCAGCTAAGTGTCGCCTCATCCCACTGATAACGCACATTGCCGCCGTTCATAATCGCGTCAACAGGACGGGCTACAGGGGCGCTCCAAGTCATCGTATCTAAGTATCCTATCCATGATGGGTAAGGCTTAGTAGCCTCATGCTCTACAACCCTGCGCTCGTTCCATACGGCTTCTGTCAAGACTTCCAGCACACCGGCAATGGTCGTGTCAGCGTCGTCATCGCAGGTACCGTAATACTTAGGCGCACGTAGGTAGGTGCCGTCAGAGGCTAACTCTACAGGCCATGTGGACTTGTCTTGCCATACGATACTTAAACCCTTAACGGCTGGCATGGATGGCCCTGTACGCTGCGGATCTACTGTGCAAGGAATCTTGGTTACTGCATCAACTTCTGTTACGCAAATGTATTTCATATTATTTTTCCTTTAAACAGCTACACGGCGAACTGCTCTGACACGATAAGAATAGGTTTTAGCAGAACTGGTAGGCCAATTGCCAGTAGTAAATTGCTGGCTAGACGCGTAGGTAGCAGAATTCTCAGTGCTAGACCAGTAAGTAACCGCTGTAGAAAAATCTTCTGCACCTGTATCTTTAAAATCAGCAGCAGATGTTTGTGCCGGTGTTCCTGCTGTGTAGTTACTCGCTCTAGCAGGAACTGCATTTGCATTTATGCCAGAACCTGTATTATTAGCTGTTGTTGTAGGTTTTAAATTGTAATAACAAACCTCTAACTCATTTTTTGCAGGCATGTACCAATCAGAATAACCACCAATAGTAAGTCCCTCGCAGAATTGAGCCGCTGGGTGGCTTGCGTTATTCATTGCTGTACTATTAGCTGGGCCATTAATAACTGAAGATGTGCCAGCAGTTGTTGTATTTGTGGTTTTCCATTGCAACGTGCTTTGTGCAGACGCCACTGGCCCAACCACTAGGTTGTAATCCGCAATACCATTTCCAGCAGTAGAGATTTGCCCTGCGTAATATCCTCCGCCATAAGCATCACCAATTCTCAATCTAGGCCATAAGTCTTGTGCCTGTGCTTGCATCTGCTGCTGTAATGTCCAAATTCCTGAATAGCTTGGCATAATTTTTCCTTTATACCGCTACACGGCGGACTGCACGAACACGTCGTGAATCATCAGCATCTGCTAATTGTTGATTGCCATCGTCAAAACCTTGCTGAATTACCTTATAAAGAGGAGCTACAGAGTTTTGAGTGCTAGACCAATAAAAGGCAGCAGCAAAGTCTTCTGCACCTGTGCTTTGGAAAGCCGTTGCAGATGTTTGTGCAGGTGTTCCAGCCGTATAGTTGCTTGCTCTTGCAGGTACTGCGTTTGCATTTATGCCAACATTTGTGAGGTTACTTGTTGTCGTTGGTTTGAGGTTGTAATAACAAACCTCTATTTCGTTTGTAGCTGGCATATACCAATCGCTGAAACCGCCAATCGTAAGCCCTTCACAGAATTGCGCTGCTGGGTGGTTTGCATCGTTCATTGCAGTGCTATTAGCCGGGCCATTAATAACAGATTTAGCCCCAGCGGTTGATGTGTTGGTGGTTTTAAATTGTTTGCTTGCATTTTCAGCAGAAGCCACAGGGCCAATCACTAGATTGTAATCAGCAATACTATTTCCAGCGGTAGAAATTTGACCGGCATAGAAACCGCCGCCAAAAGCATCACCAATAGCTATAGGGCTTACACTATTACTTGCAGCACTAAAAAGACTTGGGCCGTAAACATTAGTTGCAAACACTTTAAATGTGTACGCTGTGCCGGTAGATAAACCGCTTACAGTAACGGGAGAAGATGCGCCCGTTCCAACAAATCCACCGGGTGTTGAGACAACTGAGTATCCAGAAATAGCGCCGCCACCCACATTAGCGGGTGCAGTAAACGTCACAGACGCAGAATTAACTCCAGCCGTAGCCGTACCAATCGTAGGCGCATCAGGCACCTTCAACGGGTTATAGAACGCGGAGATAAACCCCGCTAGGTAACGCATCGACATAGTGCGCCCTTACGAAATAAGTTCGTAACTGATGCTGTAAGTAATGCCACTGGCTGTACCAGACGTAACCGCAATAGATGTGCCTTCCATCAAGTAAATAGCTGTCGTCTTATCCACAACAATTAAAGATGCTAAAGCAGGCACAGAGACGGTGCTAACAATTGGGTAAGCAGTACCACCAGAAGGCGCAGAGCCTTGCGCTACAGCACCGTTACTGTAAATGCTCACAGTCGCGTTAACCGCCGCCGCACCGTTTACATTCGCAGCTACGATCTGGTTGATCTTCATCACCGTGCCACTTGACGCAGCGTTGGGCAGCAAGACAACAGCCGTGGTGCCGGAGGGGGTGAAGTAAGTAGTTGTACCAAGAATGCTTGTTACATTTACAATGTTCGGGTTTGCCATGATTTATCCTTACAAGCCAAAAATAATTGAAAAGGCAATTGCTTGACCTTTTGATGCGCCAGTAGCGGCAGGGGTAGTAGATGCCCAAGTTGTTCCGGTTGAAGTCAGAACATTACCACTTGCACCCGGCGCAATTACTTGAAGGGCAGATGTGCCGTTACCTAGCAGGACATTATTAGCAGCCAACGTCGCCGCCCCAGTGCCACCGCCAACCACCCCGAGTGTGCCGAAGCTTATATTGCCAGCACCGTCAGTGGTAACAGTCTTACCAGCCGTGCCATCAGCCGTTGGATACTTCAACCCAGCCGGGTTGTTCATGATCCGTGTAACAGTACCTGACGCGTTCTCAGCATACAAAGCCATGTCAGTGTTGGCTATATTAAGCCCCAACTCACCCGGCAACAAGTTGGCAGCAGACGGTACCGCCGCGCCAGTTGTGCTGTGATAAATTTGGATAGGCGTGTAGTTTGTTTGTGCCATTAAAAAGTTCCCCCAGAAATTCCTGACCATGTAGGAGCACTAGCCCCCGCAGATGTTAATACCTGTCCTGCCGTACCTGCCGCAGTAAACGCAAACGCCGTCCCAGTACCGTAAGCAGACCCACCAGCAGTAGCCGTAGCCGTTGAGTTAGTGCCACCGTTAGCAATAGGAAGCGTACCAGTCACCCCAGTCGTTAAAGGCAAGCCAGTAGCGTTTGTTAACGTCGCTGACGATGGCGTGCCAAGTGCCGGGGTAACTAATGTCGGGCTGGTAGCGAATACCAACGACCCAGAGCCAGTCTCATCCGTTACCGCTAACGCTAAGTTGGAACTTGATGGAACCTGTAAGAATGCAGCCACATCGGTACCAAGGCCAGATACGCCAGTGGAAATAGGCAGACCAGTCGCATTCGTTAGCGTTGCAGAGGCAGGCGTACCCAAGGCCGGTGTAACTAGCGTAGGACTATTTGATAGGACTACACTGCCAGTACCAGTTGACGTTGTAACGCCAGTGCCTCCGTTAGCGACCGCCAGAGTGCCCCCTAACGTGACGTTACCCGTAGTAGCCGTATTTGGAGTAAACCCAGTAGTGCCTGCGCTAAACGAGGCCACACCTGAAAATGATGCGCCAAACTGAACGAAGACAATACTTGTCGTCCCCACCGTAATCGGCAACGGGGTCTGCTGAACCCACGAGGTGTTAGCGTATGACGAGCCGTTAAGAATGTAGAAGAAGTCACCAGCATCAATCTGGTTAGCCCCCGTGCCTGCCGTATCAAAATCTGTAGCGCGGGTCAGAACCCATGCAACCGCACCAGATCCGACTGTCGTAACTGTATACGCGCCATTTTGCGAGGCCGTTGTCTGATCTTTAATCAGAACACGGGCACCAATATCCGTCGGGGAAACAAAGGTGTATCCGTCTAATGCAAACGCAGCTAAGGCACCGCTATTCGTCAGCGTAGCCCCTACACCGCCAGTGCCGTTGTTGTAAGTTGCTGTAAGGTTCGCGGTTGACGCATATTCACAAGCCGCATGAAAGTTCAAACCTTGCGCCGTGCTGTCTACGTAAGTCTTATTAACAATGTCCGTACTGGCCGTAGGAACACCGCTAATCGTGCCTGTCGTTAAGGCAATAGACGTAATGTCAGTATTGGCACCACTTGCGGCAGCACCAAGGTTTGATCTAGCCGTTCCAGCCGTCGTAGCACCCGTACCACCGTTAAGCACAGGCAGCGTACCTACAACACCCGTGGACAGGGGTAAGCCCGTCACGTTAGTCATAACACCAGAAACAGGCGTATCTAACGCAGGCGATGTCAAGGTCGGGCTAGTCAGAGTCTTATTCGTAAGAGTCTGCGTGCCCGTTAATGTAGCTACAACGCTTGTGTCGATGGAAATTGTACCGGTGCTTGTAATCGGGCCACCAGTTAACCCGGTGCCTGTAGCTACAGAAGTAACACCAGTTCCTGATGCAAAAGCACTCCAATTTCCATTCAGGTAACCTTCAAACAGCGCAATATCTGTGTTGTAACGAACCATGCCGTTAACGCCAACAGGACGATTTGCTGTTGATCCGGCAGGCACAGTCAAAGAAGCGGTACCCGGAATAATCGGGTTACTTGCCAAACTAATTACAGGGTCGGCTCCAGCGCCAGTTCCATCAGCTACAGCAATTTGGCTTGTAGTTCCAGTAATAGTTCTAGGCGTTACAACACCCGTGCCAGTCAAAGCAACAATACCCGCACCACTTGCATTAGCCAAAGATAATGGCAAACCAGACAAAGAAACGGTAGGATTGCCTGATTGGCCGTCTCCGTTTGATATAGCTATCCCAGAGCCGCTTACAGCGATATTTCTAGGGGTGACAGTACCTAAGCCTGTCTTCACCGCAAAACCGTTACCAGCGGCGTTTAAAGAGGCCGCAGCCCCTGTCATACTAATTGCCAAAGCAGCCTGCGCACCACCATCCGTAATAGCCAAGCCAGTGCTTACTGACAACGCACGGCTGTTAGTTAGAGTAGGCTCTTGGTTGACGGTAATAAAGGTCTGAGTTTGCGCAGGAGATGCAGCAATCGCGCCGGTAGTAGTCCTTACCGTTACGCCATTCTGTACAACTGGGACAACCTCTGTGCCAGTTATTGCCCCTGCTGCGGGTAATTGAGTAATTTGTACATTTGCCATTATGGATTCGGACTCAAGTTGTCGAGGTTGCCATTGTTTTCCGGCGTAGCCGTATTCTGCTCTGGCGAGATCTCGTAGTTACCGTATGGGCCAGTAATTAAGGCATCAGGGTTCGTTGATACACTTACATCTGGTCGAGGAAAACGAATCGTAATGCGCTCAGTCTTTCTGGCAGGGAGGCGATAAGGGTCAAACTGATCCTTGCAACCTTGCGCACAAACCTGTAGACCCGGAAAGTTAGGGTCACTACTCATCTCGGCATGAGGTCGCTTCATCCGGCAACGATCACAGATCGCTATCGAAAGGTCAGAATACCCACGAGTGTCGAGAAAGACTGGCATTATCTTGTGTAAACACTAATATTAGGACTGTAATAGATAGGCGACTTATCACGCTCTTCCTGTTCTGCGTCATAAAGATACTTATCTGCCATTTTTTCTAAGTACATAATGCGCTCAGTCGCAATCCCCGGCAACTCCATGCTCATTTGGTGTGCCAACATAGATTGAATAGCCAAATACCAGCGATCAGGTATCTCAATTTCACCAGAAAGTGAGCCTACATCCATAATATTACGGGAATACCAAACAGTCATCTGCACAAATGGGTCAGAAGGCACCGGCCATAACGTCAATTCTGGCTGCGGAATAGTCCGGTTAAACCAAAATTGGAACGGCTGATTAGCTGTAAAGTTCTTGTTTGGCAGTGAGGTATAGTCATCACGGTTCAAACGAGCCATTGGAATTTCTGTGCTGTTGTTGCCAACGTAGAACTCTCTGACTTGAAGAGTATTCCCGCCAGTTTCACGCATTCTGTAGTATTGGACGCTTTGGCCGGGGTCAATATCGTACCAAAGCCATTGACCATCAACCCAAGTCGTTACCTTAGTATCCTGAAGCAGCGACCAAGTAGTGCCATCCGTTGAATACTCAAGAAGAATATGGAAAGAACCGCTAACGCCGGGCAGAATACCAATAGAACCAGCATAAATTGGATTATCTGTGCCAAAGTTAATTGCAATGTTGCCATTTGCAGATGTTTGAACATCGACTGTCTCCAAGTCACTATCACCCGCATACGCTGCGATACCAGAAGATGAGGTGTAGGTACCAGTTGGTCGGTTCATGCGCCTGTAGAGGGCATTTAAGACGTCTGTGGAGCCTGCTGGAAGGGAATAGACGTACTGGCCTACCTTCATGCCAAAAGCCTTCTTGTCTATCGCCCAATACTGGATGCCGCGATTAGATAGATT